CAGAGTATATCAATCTCTGCGTCCGTTAGTGTGTCGACGTAAGCGTCGACAGACCCTTGATCAACGATCAGCCGATCATCGGCTGTCGAAATCCCAATACCGTCAGACGAGTATTGGCTCTCAATCCACCGTTTCGGTGGAATGACGAACAAATTTAGCCTCCAATTGATAGAGGCCAAATACTTGCACAGCTTCCAATCAGCTGTGACAACATACGCATCACCGGCCCTTCGCAGGGCTGGCGACTCCAGTATTGTCAGATCGTCTGGCAATAACTCAGAAGGAGGAACGCTTTCGTCCTCCCCGGTTAATACCCACTCTAGAAGCTGCAAAGCTTCTCGATCTCTCTCGAGCATCCTTTCTGCAGGGATGCCTTGTTTCCGACCACCTGTCCAGGTGATTGGAATGGAAACACTCAAAGGGTGTTTCAAATCGAGAATCCGTTCAACGGGTTCTCTAAGATACCACGTCATTGTAGTATGTCGTGCGAAGAGCATGGAGTTTTCACGCCATGCCTTGGTGAATTCCTTGCAGAGTTCATCCGTGAAGTCCACCGAACCGGTGGCTACGTTTTCCACTGTTGCAGGCACCATCACTGGTGCCTCATCGAATAACTCAGCGAGTTGGTTGAGTTTCGACTTAATTTCGATGTCCGAAATTATGTACTTCTGTATCCGGCCCACAATCCAGGGCTGGTACCACTTCTTCTTCCGTGTTTGGAAGAGGAGATATTCCTGAACTCCCTCCGGGAGCTCAATGTCTTGGACCACCTGCAAATGGTGTTCCCCCGTCTTTGTGAAGAATCTAGGTATGATTCTCTCTTTGAGGTCACCCGAAAGGGCGCCTTTCATCAGATAAGCGTATCGGCTTTTCAGCCGACCGCGTTTGTGTAGAGTCAGGTACTCTACAAAGTTCTGCTCGTTGTCGAACAGAATAGGTTTCCCCGCCGAGACAAGCGTGCGGGGAAAGTAGCCGAACTCCGGGCAATGCCGGAGATCGAGACAAGCGTCCTGGATCCAGGACGCCATGTAAAAGAGGCCCAGATATCTAGTAGGTCTCATGTTATATTCGACCTCACGGCCGAATTGATAGATTCTCCCGCTCTTCGTCGAGGAGAAATCTTTACGGTCCTTACGCAGGTCCATAAGAAGACGTACCTTCGGTACGTCGATATAGGGAAGATCGCCGGAGGCGGTCTTCCGAATAAGCGCATCGACTGTGCGCCTGTTATCCGCAGGAATGGTATATAATTCTTCCGCGTAAAATCCATATCGATCCGATATGAATGTATCGTCCTCAGATAGGACATATCCCATACCCGTAAGGGTACGGCGATAAACTTCCAGCGACCGTTCCGGGTCGCGGGTCAAAGTGGTGTGGTCATCACCGACGACCGCACTAGCAACATCTCCCGAAAGGGACATATTAACTACAGCTAACAGGTTTGACATTGTTAGCAGCACTTTGCATCGGTATCTCCCATGAAGATACCGTTCGTGGACTCACCCTTCCAGGTGAATTTCCC